AGAAGAGGTGACACTGGTTGGCCTTTGCCCGGGCAGGGCAAGAGATGAGGCGGGCTTTTTTACAAAGTCTTTGCCGATGCCATTGGCCACCAGGACGGCCTCGATGTCGGCTACCTGGAAGCGGTCGCCCTCGGAGAGGAAGCGTACCGAGGTCTCCTCCCGCACCTTCTTGCCGTTCTTGACCCCGGTGTTGACCGTGTCTGGCACACGCAGAACCCGTGACGCATCGCTGGTGATGGCCATGTCGATGTCCAGGTCGTACTTGACGCACAGCTCCTTGAAGCGTCTGGCCAGGGGATACCACTCCTCCCTGAACAGCATCTGGTCCAGCGGCCAGTATGCGTGTAGCCCGCCGCCTGAATGCACGAGCCAGGGGTCGCCCAGGGCTGATAACCCCGTGTCCTCACAGAACTTCTGCAACGTCTGCGCCGCAATCTTGGCGCTGGCGTAGGCCTTGCGCTTGACGATCAGCTCCCCGCTCTCCTCGTCCACCACGGACGGCAGGTCTTTGGGGTGGTTGCAGTCTATGTCCACGGCCAGCACTTGGCTGGCGTGCATGTTGTCCTTGGTCCGGTCTTCGCTGGTACCAAAGGTGCCCAGGGCAAAGAAAACATCCAGCCCGTCCTTCTTCCACTTGTCAATCGTAGGTTGCAGTTCCTCCAGCGTCTCCTTGTAGACGTGTTCTTTTTTTCTTGTCAGTTCTACCGCGCAGTAATAGCCATTACCCGGCGACGGCAAAACCGCCGCTAGCATTTCGAGCGGGGTCATGGGGGTCCTTCGGGAATGGGTTACAGAGGCAGTTCGAGCTGGCGATCGTCGAAGACGTTAGCGGTTTGGTTTTCTTTACCTTGGGTGTAGTAGTTGAGGCGGCGCAGCAGCTCGATGGCGTGTGCGTAGTCCAGGGTGGAGTTGGCGGCGAGCCGATCAGCACAGACGCTGATCAACTCTCCGTTTGTCAGGGTTCGAGGTTGAGGTCCTTGCATACTTTTCTCCAGGCGTCTTCTGCGTTATGTGATGATTGAAGAATCTTGAGCATCCACTCGGCGCGGTCACGATACGCCGGGAAAATATCCTTGCCCAAGAACCAGTTGTACACGGTCTGGCGGGTAACCCCCAGAGCCTTTGCTATGCGCACGACCGAGAAGTCGTGGTAAATCGCCCAGCGACCGAGTTGGTTGCCGAGTGACTTCGGTGTTTCACCGATCTTGTCGATGATGTCTTGTGAGTAGGGCATGGTGGTGTTGGGCGGGGAGTAGCGTGCCAAACAACTAAGCAGAGGAAACGCCTCGTGTGTATGTGTGTGGGAAACCTAACGAGCAATGAATAAGCCCGACACACGCATAGCGACCGCTCCTGCTACTCCCCGATTCTCCTTACTCGTCGTCCCAGTCGCTCACGATGTCAGCGAGCTTGGACTTCTTGGCGGGCACAGCGGTAGCCTTGACAGCTTCCTTGCGCACTTCCGGCTCGTCGTCAGCATCGGCTGCGGGCGCGGTCTTGGGGGCCTTCGCCGCCTTGGGGGCGGGTGCTTCCTCCTCGTCCTCGACCACCGGGGCCTTGGCCACCGGCGACTTACCCGGGATAGCCAGGGCAGGTGCGGCTTTGACGCCATCAGCCTGGGCCACCGTCATGACGATAGCTTTCTTGGCGTCTTCCGAGTCGCCCTGGCTGACCACCGTGGGGTACTCGTCGTCAGTCAACCAACGCACAGGTGCGAAGAACAACTTGGGGCTCTCGGCCTTGGTATCGAACTTCATGCGGGTGACGATCTGCTCGGGGTTAACCGGCGGGTTCTGCGCGGCCAGGAATCTGGCAAACGCTTGCAGGGGGCGCTTGTCGCCGTCCTCTTTCCCGAACACACTCGTTGCAGGCAGCGTGAGCTGGAGCACATCACCGTCCATGTTGTTGGCCAGCACAACGGCCAGACGCTGTTGGAAGCGGCAGGCACGGCTGTTACCCATACCCGATCCGGCCTCGTTCTGAGGGCAACCCATGCACGTGCGGTGCTGCGGGTCTTTGATCGAGGGGTCGGGCTTCTCGCCGTCGTTGCTCCAGCAGTCAGGGCGCACAATCTTGTCGGCATCATATGACCCGGCGTAGAAGATACGGCTGACCTTGGGGGCAGCACGGACGATGACAACGTCCAGATGGCGGTCGTCGATAGAAGCGACTTCCTTGCCGCCAGCTACCAGACGGAACACGCCGCCTTTGATGGAGATGCGCTTGGTGCTGACACCAGAGCCGCCACCCGTCAGGGCCTTGGCGGTATCAGACAGCTCGTTGTTGCGAGCGAAAGCGGGAACATTGGATGACGAAAAAAGCGTTACGTTGCTCATGGTTGATTTACTTTCTTGCTTTGGTTACACGAATGTCGAACCCGGTGACCGAGTTCAGTCCCGGCGGTACAACGCCGGGGTTCTCCTCCAAAAACTGCGCCATGTTGGTTTGGGCGATGCGCTTCTCCAACAGGTCAACGACTTGATGCTCAAGCACGAATGCTTTGAACGAGTCCCAGTCCTGGGTGTTGTAGCGCGTCGTCTTCATCAACGACACAGTACCGAAGGAGGTCTTTACCGATGTCAGCCCGAGGGCTTTCATCTGGTCCTTGATGGCCATGCGGATCTCTTCCCGCTGCTCTTCTAGATCAGCGAGTTGCTTGTCGAGCAGCTCCTGCCGGGCCTTAATCTTAGCGTGGATAGCGACCAGCTTGTCGAGCGGTATTGCTTCCACCGCCGGTGCTTCTTCAATGTCTTCAGTCACTTACTTTCTCCTATGTTGTTTGTCTAGCGTTTGACAGTTTACCTGATTTCAAATTGCGTGCAACCCCCTTTCAAGAATTTATTTCAAGTGCAAACATCTCGGTCAGCAGCGTGTTGTCGCTGACCTTGGCGCTCAGGGCCTTGAACATTTTCTTCTCAACTGGCGAGCCCTGGATGTGGATAACTGTTACTTTATCGCTACTCTGTCCCTTGCGATCCGCACGAGCGATAGCCTGGATGTATTGCTCAACGCTCATCAATGGGCCGTAGAACACCACCGTGTCGGCAGCAGTTAGGGTAATCCCGTGGGCGGTAGCTTGCGGTTGCATCACCAGGACCCGGGGCTCGGCGTCGGTCTGGAATCGGTGGATGATGTCAGCGCGTTTGTTCGCTGTCACACCGCCGTGAATACATTCGTTTGCAATACCCTTGGATGACAGGTGCGTCTGGATGGTGTCGATGGTTGAGCGGAACAACGCAAAGATGATGACCTTGCGCTGCGTCTCTTCGAGTATCTCCTCTAGCACACCCAGGCGCGGCGCTGAGTCGAACTCCACCACTTCCTTGGCGTCGGTGTATGCGGCTCCACAGCTGATCTGCAAGAGCTTCGACAAGCTAGCAGCGGCATTGACCGCTGTGATGGTCTCCCCTGCGGCTTGCACCAGCATCTGTTCCTTCAAGAGGTTGTAGTACTTGGTCTGCTGCGGAGTCAGCGGCACCTCACGGGTGAGCGTCATCACAGGCGGCAGGTCCAGGCATTGGTCCTTGGAGTAGCGGATTGCTGGTTGCAGTGCGTTGAACACCTTGTCCTTGGCGTCAGGTCGTGGTGCCCACTTGTACATGGTGATCTTGTTCATCACCGCATCACGCCAGCCAGTGAAGAACATCGGCACACCGTCCGGGTTCACGAGCTTGGCTAGACCAAACGCATCAGCGGGTGACTGCGAGGCAGGCGTACCCGTCATCATCCACAGGTGGGTCTGCGGTCCGATGATTGACTTCAACGTCTTCCATCGCTTGGTGGTGCTCGTCTTGTAGGCGTTGGCTTCATCGACGATAACCAGATCAAACCGGCCATCGTTCTTGATCTCATCCGCAATCAGGTTTAGCCCGTCGTAGTTGCAGATTACGAAGTCGTAGTCTTGCTGGATCATCTCGATGCGGCGTGATGCCTTGGGATGATGCGCCACGATTGCTGATCTGTGGATGATGCTGTTGTTCAAGTCGCTCAACCACGCAGACTGCATGATTGATAGTGGGCACAGGATCAACACACGCCGCACAAAGCCAAGCGTCATCAGGTAGTCAGCAGCCCAGAGAGCCGCCAGCGTTTTGCCAGTACCAGGGTCGTTGAAGCAGAACGCCTTCTTGTGCATCGTCAGGAACGATGCCGTCTCGATCTGGTGCGCCATAGGCTTGTATCGCCCGGGCCACTTATAGCGTCGGGTGATTGGGGATTGAATGTCTTTGACGCCTAAGTTCTTCAGAACTCTTGACTCATCCAGTCCCCAGTAAACCGCTACCTTGTATGTGTCTCCTTCTTTGTCGATGATCTTGTGTTTCGGAATGATGCTGTACTTCTCAGGGTTGCGCGTCTTAAAGACAAGCGCCTTGTCGTCGATGATCTCCATCTGCTTTCTCCATTGTTTTACTTGTCGCTCATGTTGGCCTTGGGGCTACGCAGTCGCGTGTTACCGGGCGTTGACTTGCCGCCTGCACGCAAGGGTTTGATGTGGTCGATGTGCTTTCCACTCCGATCCACGCCTTCCTTGTCGTACTTACGACGCGCTCGCTGGCGCTCGATCTGATCGGTTGTTTCACCGGATTTCTTTTGCAGCTTGTAGGCATGCTTGTAGTCTCGCTTTCCGTTGGTTTGTGTCATGTCAATCTCTCTTTCGGTTGTGCTCACAAGTCATGACCGGGCACCACCCGCACAGCGGTGTCGGCCTGGGGTTCCACACCCCGCTCTCATGCGCTTGTTCAATGCGGGCAACGCGTTCCCGATAGTCCCACCAGTACTCCTCGGCCTCACCGACCAGGAAGCTAGCCTTGGCAATGTCGTTCTTGACCACGAACAGCAGCGCCCCAGACACACGACGGATGTGCGGGAAGTGCGCAAACACCATCAGCGCCATGAGCTTTAGCTGTTCCCGGTCAGGGTACTTGTTGTTGCCGGTCTTATAGTCGACCACGCGAGCTGTCAAGTTGTCATCGTCGATGATCAAGAGGTCAGCGATACCCCGGCACCACACGTCTTTGTCCATGAACCCGCAGGGCGAGAGGTCTGCACGCACACCCATCTTGTGTTCGCACAGCTTCCTGCCCGGTTTCTTTAACAAGGCGTCGAGTGCTTCTTGAATAAAGCTGAACTGCGCAGGCAACGGGTCTCCATCACGTATATACAGTTCCGCCGCCTCGTGCAGCTCCTTGCCGTAGATCGTCGCTTGGGTGTCGGTGAACGGGTAGTTCTTGAGCACCTTCACTTCGTGGTAACGGCGAGGGCAGCCCTCGTAATCTTTCAGGGAGCTGTGGCTCCAGGTGACTGGCTTCATATCAAAAACGCGCTGACTGAATAGCCCGGGCAAGCCGGTTGCTGAACTCCTCAACGAACGTCTCGTCGTTGTTCAGATCGGTACGATCCATGTTCTCAAGTATGGCATGTGTCAGCTCGTGCCAGAACGTCTCGTGCAGTGCCGACAGCTTGAGTGGAACGCCGTGATAGGACCTGCGTGCCAGAGTGATCGTGCGCTTGCCGTAGTGCACCTCACCCATCATCGCCCGTTCTTTCATCGACTCGACCACGTCAACGCTGTACCACTTGTCACCGATCTGTATCTTCTTTGGTAGTGTTAATTGCTTCATGCTTTCTCCTTATTTAATGTCGCCGTAACATCGGCTGTGGCCAACATCTGAGTTGAGCGGTATCCCAGGCATGTACTTGGGCTCCGCAACCATCTGTTCCCACACCCACTTGGTTGCTTCTTCTGCTTCTTCAGCCGGTACCACAGCCCACAATTCATCATGGACTGTGCCTACCACGGGGTACTTTTTGCTCACCCGTAGCATGCCGTCTGTCATCACCACACGCGCAGTTCCCTGCACGATGTTGTTAGTGATCTTGCCTCCGTAGAGGTTAAGCACCGCAGGGCGCCCGTTCTTTTCACCATCATAAACCCATGCCCCGGTCTTGTCCCGGCGTAGGTTGCGGTAGAAGATCGACATGCCCGAAGGCAATACGATCTCCTCCTTTTTGAAGGTGACACATTTATACACGAACTCCTCACCACCGACAAGGGCTGACTTCAACAGCCGCTCGCACATATCCCAGAAGGTCGTCACCGGGTGGGCTGTAGCACGATAGTTGTCAATGATCTTCTTGGCCGTGACGCAGTGGATCAACAACTCCTGGTCGGTGCAGTTGTGCGGGATGCTGGCCATGCGGGTCAGGTTGTCTTCCCACCCCATGAAGCGCTCGATGTACGCCCGGTCTATGCCCAGCTGCTTGGCGTCAGCCTTGGTATAGCGTAGCGGCGGAGCCCCCAGGAACCCCGTCAGAAGCTGCGCAGAGAAGCTCGCCCACCCCAGTTGATACCCTGCCCCCAGCAGGGCGGATTTCGCGCTCTGGCGCTCGACTGGGTGCGTCTCCTTGGTCATGCCAGGAAGCCCGAACATCTGTGCACCGAACAGGGAGTACACGTCTTGGCCGCTGCGGAACATGGCCAGCACGTCCTCGTAGTCGGTCAGCCAAGCCAGCACACGGGGCTCGATCTGGGACAGGTCGCCCACCACCATCTCGTAGCCTTGCGGGGCCAGGATAGCCCGCCGCATAGCACCCCCACGCTTCAGGTTCTGCATGTTGATGGCAGCACCCCTCGTCGCCGTCCAGCGCCCAGACTTAGCGCCGTAGTAGTTAAGTGGTACTGGGAGCCGCCCACGCTGGGATATGTCTAGGAACCGCTGCGCCCGGGTCCGCTCGCCGGTGGATTTAACCTGAAGGCGTGCCTCACAAAGGTCGACAACGTCTTCACGGTCACCGTTGAGTAGCGCTTGGAATAGGGCGTCGTTCTTCGCCAGGGCAAGGGCTTCTTTCCCGGTGGTCTTGCTGATCTTGGTGGGGGGAGTAACCCCGAGCGTCTCAAGTAGGGCAGCAAACTTCTCATTCGACGCGAGTTCAGCTTCCTCCACGCCGAGCTGTCTGAGTAGTCCTTCACGTCGTTCTCCTTCCTCTTGCAGTGCGGTGATCAACACCTTGCGGTCCAGCTCCAGCAGCGGGCGTGTGTACATCTTCAGCGTCATGTCGATCAGGCGCAACTCCTTTGCCGGATACCCTACCGCCAGACGGTCGAATACGGACTCGCATAAGAAGACGTCGTGCTTGCAGTACTCGGCCAGTTCCAGTTCAATCTCAGGGGTGAGGTCAATGAGGCCGTCGGTACTATGCACGGCTTCCCCTTTGGGGGGAAGACCAAAATCTGCTGCAAGTCGGGCGAGACTATTGCCAACTTCCAGGCCGCGAAGAGCACGCGCCATTGATAGCGAGTCGAAGATGAAGGCTGGCTGGACGCCGTATACCCACGAGAGGATAGATACGTCAAACTGGGCGTTATGTGCAAGGACTGCGGTGGTTGACCAGTCGTAAGTCCCCAGGATTCTAGGTAGCTCATCTCCTCGATACCACTGGGTGACTCGGTCAGTTCCGTACTCATGGATGCATGCGCCGAACGCCTTGAAACGCTTGTCACGAATGTACTCCTCAGTTGTCATCTTGGACAGCGTGTAGTCCGACTTGTCCCAGCGTGTTTCAAAATCGATTGTCAGTATGCGTTTGTATGGTGCTGTCATGATGGTTTTCTTTCTCCTGTCTCAAATTTTTCTCGCTCGTCAAGAGCATTATGTGAGTAGAACATGTCGTCCACTTCCTTGGGTTCGCACCAACAGTCAACGGGTACATGCTCTCTCATGTCATCTACCGGTACAACGTGTTGCACACCGGCGTTGTCCGTCTTTATCTGCCACCCACTCAATTGAACATCTCCCTGGCAGGTGCGTCCTCGGTCACGACCGCGCCCATCACCTCTTGTGCTTTGTTCAGTATCTCCATGCACTCCATCTCGGAGGCGCCAACGCTGATCGTCATCAGGTGGTCGTTATTATCGACAAGCAAAACTGCCTTGTGGCCGCCGTCTTCCACGTAGCATTTGGCGAGCTTACTCAGTAGCAGGGCAAAGTGCATCCGCTTGTCGTCGGATAGGTCTTCCAGCAGAGTGAGCGTGTCAGCCCACTCCGTTTTCATCTTTTGTTTAATCATCGCATCCATTGCAGTAACTCCTTTATGGTGGTCATGTTTTCTTCGTTGATCACGTACGCCATACCGCCAGCTGCGCGTATTGCGTTGATCTCTTTCTCCTGTAGGGCAGTGGTCTTGCCCTTCCCCGCTTTGCACTCGAAGGCAATGAAACGCCCCGCGCAACATGCAATGATGTCGGGTATGCCCGCCCTCCCCATCCCAGCTTGGAACGGAGAGAAGTGGTATATGCCCATTTCATCCAGCTGCTGCTTGACGCGCCGTTTCACGGCTGCCTCCGGTGTTTGTGCCATTTTTATTTCGCTTGTATTTCGTTGAGCTTCATCAGGTAATGTGCGGCTTTGCCTGCATCGTCGCTGCCTTCCTTGCGTCCGGCTCGCATCGAGTATTTAATCACGTTTCCTTTGAGAAAACCAACGAACTCTTCTCGGGTTAACACTGCTTCCATCACAGCCCAGGGTTGCACTGGCATCTCTTTGTAGTGATTTCCACTTACCTGCATATCGTCGGCACGGGTGCCGTTCAATCCGTCTTTCAGTTGTGTCATAGCGGTGCTTCTCCTACGCTATCAAGCGTCTTTTGTTTGTGTAGTTTCTCCAGCAGCTTCGGCTCCACCCTTGTGAAGGGCCACCAGTCGTTGGTGCGTAGCCTTTCCATAATCGCTGCGGGCTTTTCTGCGGACCTCGTCGGGGATGACGACTTCCTGCGTCGTGAACTTGTGTTCGTTGGCACACTCCCTCCTTCTTACGTAACCGAACAACAAAGTCTTGCGGGTCTCGATCACGTTAGACCAAGCACCGCACTCGGGGCATTTCATTTCATGGTTCCTCTGGTTCAACTTTCCTGGCGTGGCCGCAGGTGCCACACTTCCACAACAGGCAGGTGCCTGTCAACATCATCACGTCTTGCTTGCACACGGGACAGTCCTCGTAGTCGCTGAGGTCAGTCTCGCCGACTGTGTGAAACACAGCCTCTTGCCAGACGAACCGAGCATTATGCTCGCCGATTATCTTCTGCTCGCGTGGGGTGAGCGTTGCCCACCATTTGTCGAATGTCATTTGCGTACCCTTATCTTTGCCGCGCCTTTCGTGACGTTCCAGTCGGTTGCGGAGTTTTTGTTAATTGCCTTGGTCAGTGAAAGCTCGACCACCTGCTTATTGCGCCGGCTTCGTGCCCGCTCATTCGCCAAGTCCCTGTCTGCGTTGGTGCGGTATGCGGTTTTCTCCGTGGTGTATTTGGACGTCTGCAACTTGCGTAGTAGGAGTATGTCCTTCTCCGGCTCTTGCTCCCACAGCTTGTCGTTGATCTTGGGCAGGTGGTATGCGGTAAACACACGCACCCCGGTCTTCCACGGGGTGTTATCTCGTGGCGTCCGTAACAGTTCGCACTCATCGATGCGCTTGCCCGTGAGAGACAGAAACATACTCATGGCATCCAGCAGACACAACTGCCGCCGCCACGACCGGATGAGACATGCGTCCCAGTACTCTTGTAGTGTGTTCATTCCCATGCCTTTCTGATTCCATCTGATACGCCCATAGCCTTGGCAAACGACATGGTGTCGTGAGCATTAGCGATCTCGTTTGCTTCGTGCTTGTACATAGCCCATAGCATCATGCAGTACCAATGCGACTGTTCCTGTTCGTTCTCAAGACATTCAATCGCCCTGCCCATGTAATGCGCTTGGTTTGATAGCGCCCAGTAGTAGCGACTCAGTTCGTATTGGGTCATGTGTTCTTCTCCTTGAGTTTGGCTTCGATGTCCTCTGCAAATGTTGTTGGGGTTTGCGCTTCACGAGATAACCAAACCT